GCTTGCAAGTGGGATAGTGTTATTCCTTTTGATTTAATGTGGGAGCAGTTAAACAGAATTATAAAGCCAAACGGTGCAATAGTTTTGTTCGGTAGTGAGCCTTTCAGTTCGGCTTTACGAATGAGTAATATTAAGAATTATAAACAAGATTTGTTGTGGAAAAAGCCAAACGCCACAAACCCTATGCAAGCTAAAAAAAGACACTTACAGAAAACAGAAAACGTAATGATTTTTTATAAAAAACAATGCACCTACAACCCACAAGGGATAATCAGAGTTGATAAAATAACAAAACAAGGTAGTACGGGTATTATCTCTGATAGTAGGAAGGAAAGACAAAAAGAATATTTTCAAGAATTTAGCAATTACCCTAACACGATATTAGATTTTACAAGAGATAAGCAAGTTCACCCCACCCAAAAGCCTATATTATTAATGGAGTACCTAATAAAGACCTACACCAACGAAGGCGACACGGTTTTAGATTTCACGATGGGTTCAGGCAGTACGTTAGTAGCTTGTGATAACCTTAACCGAAACGGGATAGGGATAGAAATGGATGAAGCATATTTTAAGATAGCAGAACAAAGAATTTCACAAAACGCACACAAACTTTTTTAGATGAAAATAACCGTCCCCGATTCCTTAGCTGACATATCCGTTAAGCAATACAAACTTTTAGCAGATTTAAAACTCGAAGAAGAATCTACCGAGTGGATAGTAGAAGCCATTTGTATTATGTGCAACCTATCCAAAGAAGAAACCAACCAACTTACGATACCTGAAATGGAGCGCATAAGCGTTATCATAGGGCGCATAAATAACGCAGACGGGCAAGATGAAAAGCTAGTATCTAAGCTGAAATACAAAGGGAAGAAGTACGGCTTTCATCCTAACCTTTCAAAGCTAACGGTAGGGGAGTTCGCAGATTTAGAAACCTATTGCGCGCAAGGATTATTCGAAAACTTAGGGCATATACTAAGCATCCTTTACCGCCCTATCAAAACGGAAGCAGGAGATTTCTACACGATAGAATCTTATAAAGGGGATGGTGACCCCACGTACTGGGATGACTTAAAAATGGATGTAGTTATGGGGGCTATCAATTTTTTTTTGTCTATAGGCGTGATATTAACGCAAGATTTAGCCAGCTCTTTACTGGAGGAGGAGGGGAAAACCTTATAGCGGAAAAGTGGGGTTGGTATACTACTATTCATTTTCTTGCGGGTGGTAACCCCTTGCACATCGAGGCAGCAACCGAAATAGAAATAGAATCGGCTTTTACATTCTTATCCTATGAACAGGATAACAGTCGTAAAGACAAAGCACCCGACGCAACACAATACCGATGAAGTCATACAAACAAATAGTAGAACTCTTAGAAGACATACAGGAGAAGCACTTAATCCTTCAATCTTTCCATGCAGGACCATTAGACCAAGTCGACATAGCGAAGTTAGGTCAGACGGCCTACCCGCTTTTATATTGTGAGATAATGGGCGCAAATATCGACCACGGGGTACTCACATACGATATTGAGTTATTTGTGGCGGATATGATCCTGCCCGACTTAAAGAATAGAACGCAAGTGTATTCAGATACCTTGCAATTGCTTCATGATGTTTTAGATATGTTTATCCAGTCTTTAGCTAACTCAAACACTACGGTAGATGGGGATTACAAATTAGAGCTACCTGCTACATGTACACCTTTTACGGCTCGCTTCGATAATGAATTGACGGGGTGGAGTGGATCGTTTTCTTTAGAGGTTTCGAATACTAACAACCTTTGTATTGCTCCTTATAGCTAATGGCCAAACCTAACATAGTAATCGGGAAGGTAAAGTACCCTATGACTCAAACGGTAAAGATGCTTGAGAAGATAGGTAAGATGTGGCGCAAAAACGCCCGCATATCTTTGCAGAAGCAGGGCAAAGTAAACACAGGTGCGTTGTATAACTCTATGCCTATAACCATAGGACAAAACCAATATGCCTTCTATGTGGATATTACCCCGAAGGTTAACTACTGGGAGTTTGTAGATAAGGGTGTACAAGGTGCAAGCAGAAATATCTTCCCAGGTCAATCACTTTCACCTTTCAAGTATGGAAGCGGAAACGGGGGTAGAGGGTTACGTGGTGCGATAGATAAATGGGTGCCTCAAAAGGGCTTTCAATTTAGCGATAAGAAGACGGGGCGGTTTATGTCTTATAAATCTACAGCGTTCCTTGTATCGCGTGCAATATGGAATCGAGGGTTAAAGCCTACCTTCTTCCTTTCGGGTACTTTAAAACGGCTTAAACCTAAAGCGATGAAATGGTTAGGCATATCGTTAAATAAAGACTTAGCGAGCGCAATAAAAAAGAGCTTAACATCTAACGAAAATATAGTAGCGAAATAATGGGAATGACAGTACAACAGCAACCGAATACAAGTTATGTACACGGCGCTTTCGAACAACTAATGTATGTGCTCACTTCTACGGAACAGGCAGATGTAGCGAACTTTAAATTTAGGTACATAGCAGATTTGTATGTGGGGGGTGTGATGGTATCGCGTGTGAAGGTGTACCCTAACGGTCAAGGGGCGGGAGTGATACGAGTAGATAAACTTATACAAGATTGGATGTCGGTTACTAAAGCAGACCAAAATTCTATAACGTCCGAGGTATACACAAAAAACATACACACGTTAGGCGGGAATGTAGCGGCGAAGCCTTGGAGTCTTAGCAACGGGGAAAACTATCGAAAGGTAGAGATGAAGTTCGGCCAAGAATATTCTACTTCAGCTACTACAAACCCAACCGAGCATATAGACGAATTAACTGGAAACTATATTTCTTGCATTATGTCGGCGGGGTTAAGACGCCCTCAGACTTGGGATATGGGCATACCTGAATTTCTACTAGGGGTAAGTTGGGCAAGAGAGTACATCCCGACTGCCTACACAAAACAAGTCTTTAGCGATAGGAAAATAGATACTTCCTTCACAAGCACAACGGCTTCCGATGTTCGGGTAGTTCACCAAGACGTAACGCTTAACGAAGTGCGAACTTTAGGGATAGGAATGGACGGCGCAGCACCACAATATTCGGTAGCTATTTCTGCATGGATAGGGCTATACAATTCTTCCGATGTTCTTATAGATTCAGGGTTTATAACCGCTTCCACTTCGGGGGGTACTGCACCTGGTTCAGTGAGTACCGATGTAGGAAGATTGCAATACATAGGGATAGGTCCATACAACCTAACACGACAAGACGTACTACCTACCTTCCCGGGTAACTTTGCTGCGGAAAATGTAGCCTATTACGAAGTAATCTTTATGAACGATTCTACTACCGTTCCAAATAATGCAACAAAGTCTTCTTTCGCTTCGTGTGTGTATCAATACACCGTAGTTAATTCAGATTGTACGTATGGGGATACACAATATAACTTTGTGACTTTAGCATGGCAGAACTCTTTTGGGTGTTGGGACTATCAAGCGTTTAGTTTATTACACCAAAGAACGACAGGAAGTATAGAGAGAAAGACCTTCGACCAAGTCGCGGGGAATTGGGATAACGCAGATGCGAACCAAGACTTTAACTTCCGAGGTGACCAAGGAGGAACAAGGATTTCACAGGTATCAGCTACCCAAGAAATGACTGCGAATAGTGACCTATTTAACCAAGACGAAGTAGACCTACTAGAAACACTTTATCTATCCCCTAACGTCTTCCTAATAGGCTCACAAGGGGAAACTATTACACCTATCGTTATCACAGATACCAGCTTTATACAAAAGAAGAACGTAAACGAGCGTTCACCTTTTATCTACCAAGTGAAATTCAAGTACGCGAAATCACGCCCGACTACAAAGGGTGGAACATATAGAGGATGATTGAATTAATTGCATACGGACAAACCCCCCAAGCCGCGAATGATGCGGTAGGAGATTCTTATACGTTAGATGTATCTAACCCAGGTGCAATATCTTTAACCTACCAAGTAGGGAAAGGTGACGATGTGATGGGAAGGTATAGCCCTTTCTCGCAGACCTTCCGTCTTCCGTTTTCAAATACTAACACCGTTTTCTTCGGGCATTACTATGACATAAACATAGATACCCAAGCGGTAAACAACGCACAAGTTCCGAAGTACGATATACACCGCAAAGCATATTGCGAAATTCGTATGGACGGCGTACCGATTATTCAAGGGTCTCTGCAGTTAAAAAAGATTTATCTAAAAGAAGAAGAATTTGAGGTGGTGGTGTTTGGGTTGGAGGCGAATCTATTTCAGGATATTTCTGACTTGAAACTAATAGATGCCTTTAAAGATTCTTCGGGGAATATAGTACAAAGCTATGATGTCTTTATGTCGGATGCAAATATAAAGAGTTCGTTTGATTTAACACAAGACGTAACCGAAGGAACGGAAGGAGCAGGGATAGTTATGTTCCCGATTATAGATTACGGCCATACCGAGCCGTATAACTTCATCCACTATAGGGCAGACGCAACTAATTTAGAAGGGCTGGCATTAGCCAATTACTTGCAACCGTATGAGTTGAAACCGTCTTTCAATATCAAGCACCTATTCGAGAAGATAATAAATGAAGCGGGATACTCTATAGATGCCACCTCCAGTCCATTCTTAGATACCGACGCTTTCACTAAGTTGTTTATGACACTTGGTTCAGATAGGGAGGCATTAGCTACAAGAGGTGTGCAAGGGGTGTTGTCAGGAAAGAATGACGCTACTACTATTCAGACTTGGACAAGTGCGGGGACATCTGATGGAGATGCTGCAACTATCGTAGCTTTGAATCAAGATTCAGGAGTGGGGTTAGGTACACCCGCAAACCCTTCTAACTTCTATGACGAAGGAAGCCACTACAGTACTACGGCATACACCTTCACTGCACCCGATGACGGGTTATATTTTGGAGAGATTACCGCAAGTTTTGACAGTACCAACTGCATAACTGATTACGGTGCTACCGTTAAGGTTTGGGTAAGTGGTGGTTCTTGGTTTACGGGGGTAGGTATAGATAATTCCGTAGAGCAATCCTTAGTGGGTACAAGTGGTGGTACTACGGTACTCACTTCGGTTAACGTACCTTGGGGCGGTCCATTAGTTGCGGGAGATACACTAAGCGTTTACATAACCGCTAACGTATCGGGTACGGGAGGAACTTTAAAACTGATGTCTGAAGGTACTTCATTTATCGTTCAGGCAAGCAATTTAGTAAACGGGTACGCAAGCATCCCGTACAATATGCCCGACATCCTACAAACTGATTTCATTAGGGACATTGTAGAACGCTTTAACTTGTGTGTGGTATGTGATCCCGATAACCCGATGCGGTTGACGATTGAGCCTTGGCAGGATTATTTAGACGCAGGTACGCATAAAGATTGGACGGATAGACTTGACCTTTCACAAAGCAGAGAGATAACAAGCACCGATACTTTAAAGAAAGAGGTTATCCATTACCAAGACGCAGAAGATTCTACGAATGTAAACACCAAACAGCAGGAACTGTTAGGTCATGTTATCGGGGAATACAAGCAAGAGATAGGAGGGGATTTTGTAGATGGAGAAATAGAGAATAAACCCATCTTTGCACCATTTAACGTTCAGAAGATTCCACGCATAGATGATACTTCTATTAGCGATGTAAATGATTTCCTTATAGCACGGGAATACTCCCCAGGCACGGAAGGGCCTGTATCAGATGCCTCCCCAAAATTATTCTATCATAACGGCTTGAAGACTTTAGGCGGGAATAAATCATACTATATCGGCGATTTAAATTCTACCTATTATCCTCTATGTCTTCCGTTTTATAACGCAGGGCAACAAATGGAGGTAGACTCCCCGCTTTTGCTGTGGCAGTTTGCTGCTATGCCTTCTTTCTACGGACCTGTCTTCGGAACTGAACCAAGCAACCAAGGATACTTCGCAAGGTACTACCAACAGTTCCTACTTTCTATCTATTCAGACGAAGCAAGGTTGTTCGAATGTAGTATGATGCTTACTCCTTCGGATATTTTCGGCTTTCGCTTTAATGACGAAATACAAATAGAGAATGTTTCTTATCGGATTTTAAAGATTAGTAACTACCAGCCCTTTTCGGGTGTTCCTTCTAAGGTTCAGCTATTAAAAAAAGTGGAGAAGGTAGCATCTTTGGTTCTACCCGACCCTACACAGGAATGTGAACTAAACCTAACGTCATATCAATCGAATGGGAATGTAACCTTCACAAACCCCTTAGACGGTTCAACGTCTTCAGGCACTCAAATTTGCTGTGAAGAAAGCGGGCTTTATTGGAACGGTTCAGCTTGCCTGTGGAATACTGGAGGCGGTGGTGGAGGTGGAACTAAACCCACTAACGGAAACCCTAACTTAGAATGGGTACAGGGTAAAAGCTACCTTACAGGGGTAGGTGGTTTTAATTCTATAAAGAAGCAAGGCGTACAGGATACGAACCCAATCTTAGGTGAACACTCTATACGTGGAATTAACGTGAGTAGTGCTGCGCCGTCTGTAGCGAAAGAGTTTGTTTTCTACGCTACTAGTTATTCTTCTGTTCCTGTTTTGGCTACTCCAGACGGTAACACTTTACAAAGTTCGAGCTTCTCTTTACCTGTGGGTATGATGTGTAGATTTGTCGTTAGGGCGTTATCTATACAATCCGATTCAGGCACTACATCGGGTTCTTTTGGTTCTACCTCTTTCAAGGTGTGGACGTATGTAGCTAAGAATATCGCGGGGGTTATAACTACTTCGGGTTCTGAACAGGTAGACTTCGCACAAGACGATGCAGATATAGGAACAAGAACTTTGAACGTAACATCTGCGAAAGGTCGGGATGGGTTCAATCCTAACGATGCCTTTGGGGTAGCTATAACGCTAACAGGGACGGTAGATACTGTCGTGGCGTGGCACTTGGATGTTTCGGCTACGTTTGTAGATTTATCTGCACACACCGCTTTCAATCAAGATTTAATACTACAAGAAAACATGGGGTATTTAGAAACGGAGGACGGAAACTTTTTAGAACAAGACTAATGATTAAGTACATAGACAACGTGGGGAAGTCAATCCCCTATACTTTAAAATTAGCCCAAGAAAGGGAAGTAATAAAAGACAATTACAGTCTTATCCTTTATGGGTTTTATGAAGATACAGGGTTTAAGGGTTTTTGGAGAAAAGTTAAGCAAGGAATAAAAGCAAGAAAAAATGGCTGAAAAGATAGAAGTAGGTGTAGTAATAAAAGGAACAGATAAAATATCTTCCGACCTTACGAAAGTAAATAAAAAAACTACTGACATAAGCGGAAGCGCAGATTTAGCTTCTTCTGCCCTTGATAATATGACGGGCGGGATGGTTTCTATGTTTAAGCTCGTGGTGGTAAGTGTAAAGAAAGCCGTAATAGGCATGAATACTTTGCGGGGGGCGATTATGTCTACAGGGATAGGCCTTTTAGTGGTCGCGGTGGGTGCTTTAGCAGCGGCGTTTACTTCTTCGGAGGAAGGGCAAAATAAGTTCGCGAAAATTATGGGGGTAATTGGTTCAGTAACCGATAACGTAATAGACTTATTTGCTGATTTAGGGGAGAAGATTATCTCCGTATTTGAAGACCCACAACAAGCGGTTAAAGACCTTTGGGAAGTTATAAAAACCAACTTCCTAAATCGTGTAATGGGAATAGTAGAGTTTATGCCTGCCGTTGGGAAGGCTATTAAGCAGGCTATTGGTTTAGACTTCAAAGGTGCGGCGAAAACTGCTGCAGATGCCGTTGCTAAAATTGCTTTAGGGGTAGAAAACCTTACCGATAAGTTAGAAAAAGCAAAAGAAAAAGGTGGTGCATATCTTGCACAAGTTGAGAGGGAAATGGAATTAGCGGGAGAGGTAGCAGATATGAGGGCGAAAGCTGCGAAACTTGATAGGGAACTACTCGTAGACCGAAGCACTATAGAAGCGAAGATAGCCGCGCTAAAATTAAAGTCTAGGCAGGAGGAAGAATTTGGGGCAGAAGAAAGAAAGAAGGCTTTAATAGATGCACAAGTTCTTGAAGAACAATTATTAGAAACGGAAATTAAATCGCTACAACTAAAATCAGATGCGCAAGCATTAGAGAATACATTTGCCCGTTCCAACACCGAGAATTTAGATAAGGCCGCGCAAGCCCTTGCAGCCGTCAATAATATCCAAACCACCCGCCTGAACTCTCAAAAAACTACACAGAGAGAATTAAACCGACTGAATAAAGAAATAGAGGCAGACGATGCACAAACGGTAAAGACGGCAGAAACTAACGCCGCTGCTTTAAAAACAGCTATACAATCAGATGCACAAAACGAAATAGATGTCGTTACTGCGAAATATCTTAAGCTGAACGAATTGGCAATGGGTAACGCCGATATAAAAGCCAAACTAAAAGAGAAAGAAGAAGAAGCTCTAGCGGCGATTACAGAAAAGTATAAAGCTAAGGAAGCAGAAGTAGATACAACAGCTTCGGATAAGAAGATAGCTTTAGCAAAAGCTACTGCGCAAGCGGTTAGGGCAGCGAATTTAGGGCTAGTACAAGCGGGGTTTGATGCCTTGAAAGTAATGGCAAAAACCGAAGAAGGACAAAAGCGGTTAGCCATAGCACAAATCTTAGTTAATCAAGGTATCGCGATGTCGGAGGCTGTCAAAGTAGCTTTAAAAGCCTCTGCGAATTTACCACAGCCTGCGGGGATGCTTGCCGCGCCTGGGTTTATAGCTTCTATGATAGGTATGGCTTTAGGTTCTTTTGCTCAAATAAAAGGTATAATGAATCAAGCGGGCGCAGGAGGTGGGTCTATAGGCTCAGGTGGTGGCGGTGGAGGTGGGGGTTCTACTTCTTTAGCCTTAACGCCTTCTTTAGAATCTTTCGACCAAGGAACCCTAGAACTTCCAGCCGTTCAAGCCTATGTACTACAAAATAATATAGCAGACGCAGATGCTTTACAGCAGGCATTGCAGAACCAATCCTCGCTATAAATAAACACAAAGCGAATTTATATTTTTACCATTATGAGAAAACAAGTAGAGTTACTAATTGACGAAGACGAACTTACAGGGATAGAGGCGGTGTCGTTAGTCCGTTTCCCCGCTATAGAAGAAAACTGGGTTTATCTAAGTGCAACCCAAGACAAGAAGATGCAGTTCGCAACCGATGACGAAAAGCGGTTGTTGATTGGGCCTGCCTTAATCCCCGAAAAGCTAATCCTACGCCTTGACGAAAACGACGAAGAGTACGATGTTTTTTTCTCTAAAGAAACCGTTCGCCATGCTATGGAACTTTTTATGCAAGAAGCGCGTACCAACGAATCGACCTTAGAGCATCAAGTAAAGATAGACGGGGTAACTGTAGTCGAGTCTTGGTTAATCGAGGATAAGAAAATGGATAAGGCGGCTTTATACGGCTTTGACTTACCTATGGGTACATGGATGCTATCGGTTAAGGTTAATAACGATGGGATATGGGATAAGGTAAAGGCCAAAGACGTACGCGGTTTTTCTGTGGAGGGATACTTCACGGATCGCTTAGTGGAGATGATGAAAGGAAAGCTATGTAAAAACTGCCCTGAAGATAAAGAAATCTTAGAGCAACTTAAAGCTATAATCTTAGACGAACTAAAACCTACTTCATTCCTAAACGACAAACCCTTATTTGAAAGCAAAAGAACAGCTGAGTTATGGGGGCAGATGTTCCACGATGTATCGGGATTCGAGGAAGTAAAACTTAACGGGGTTATGCTATACACCGCTAATTATAAATTAGAGAAGGTATAAAATAAACGTATTCAATAAATCTATTCTTAAAGTTGTAAAGCTATACAAAATGAACACACTCCAGAAAATCCGTGAGATTATGGGATTACCAAAAACCAATCTCTACGCCGAAGTCAAAATAGATGACGGGCGTGTTTTAGTAACCGAAGCCGATGCCTTTGAACCTGGCGTAGATGTTCGAGTAATTGACGATAGCGGAAGTACCGTTGAACTCGATGCAGGAACTTACACGTTAGAGGATGGCCGCAAGGTTATCGTAAACGCTGAATCTCGTATGGATTCTTTCGAAGTTGACGAAGAAGAAGAAATCGAAGTAGAGGTAGAATTGGAAACAATCCCCGAAGCAGAAGAAGAAGGATACCGTGATGGTATCGATGACGAAGCTGAGGACGTACGCGAAGATATGGATTACGACAAAGTACGTGATGTATTAGCAGAGCGTTTCCCTGACTTAGATGAAGCGGTAAGAGATGCTATCGCGCAAGTGGTTTCAGATATTTACACCCCCGAAGTAGAGGTGGAGATGGAAGCAGAAACACCACAAGAAGATATGAGCGAACTTTTAGAAGAGGCGTTTACATCTATAAGCAAAAGACTTGAAGCATTAGAAAACGTACCCGCAGAATCGGGCGTTAATGTTTCACCCACTAACCTTTCTTCTCAGCACAAGAAGAAAGACATTACACAATTATCAGGAGTAGACCGTGCGCTACACATCATTCAAAATTCACACCGATGAATAAATTATCAAAGAAGTACGACTTCGACATTACGGTAGCAGCTAACACCTATGCGGGTGAATTGGCTTTGCCTTATGTAACCGCTGCACTTCTCGGTGCGGAAACTATCGCTAAAGGGCGATGTAGACTATTAGAAGGAATCGTTGACAAGGCGGTTATCTCAGGACTAACTACTGCCGACACGCTACAAGCTGCGGCTTGTG